CCGAGACTGATTCTCGCAGTTTTCAACTGAGCAGATATTCATACAAACAACCTCCGATGCAGGAATTACTGCACCGGAGGTTGCGTGTTGTCAAGTCTTAATTAAGCCGTGGTAAGATCCGCAACGATGCCGTGAGCGGCTTCGTTCGAGACCTTCAGACCGTATTCGACCAGCATCAGGCGCTTCTCAGCGTCGCCGGTCTTGGCCAGTTCCATCTGCTGAATCGGACGCAGGATGGCCATCGACGCGTAGTCGGGGTCAACCACGAACGCGTCACGAGCGCGCTGGAAGCGGTTCGGCACGATGTTCACGGTGCCGAAGTCCGACACGTAAACGTCAGCGGCGCCGATGATCTGAGCCTGCTGGCCAGCCGGAACGTCGCGATAGCGGGTAGCGATGCCGTTAAAGGCCGAAGCAGCCTGCTTGTTGAAGGCGCCAACCATCAGCATCTTCGGCGTGCCGCCCGAGGTCCAGACCTGCGAGATGACATCCTTCAGCAGAGTTTCGGTGAACGCACGCTGCGTACCATCGGTACGAGCCGAGATACCCGAGTTGTTGGTGCCGTCCGAAGCCTTGTTGACGTTGGTCTTGATCCAGGCCGGAAGACCAGCGGTGCGGCGAGCGGTGGTGGTGTTACCGGCAACCGGCGACTGGTTGGCAAGCAGGGCGCTTTCCATGTCGCGCTTCAGTTCCGAACCCAGCTTGGCAAGCTGATAGGTCAGTTCCGAGCGACGGCCGGCCTTGTCCAGAGCTTCCAGCGTACCCGAGATCACGACGTTCTTGGTCGAAATCTGGGTGTAGTTGCCGACGCGGCTGGTCGGGTTCACGGCGGTGAACGACGAAACGTCGTCGCCTTCCAGCGCAGCGTTCGAAGCCGAAGCAGCAGCCAGGCTGTCGGTCTGCCATTCGAAGTAGGTGTTCTTAACGTTCTCGCGGCCGATGTTCGAGATGAACGGGGTTTCTTCCGGCGAGATGTTGTAGATCACATTCGACAGGTCTTCACGGATACCGATAGCCGAATAGCGGGTGAAAGTGTTGGTAACAATTGCCATTAGTAAAATCCTCTTAGATGAGTTTGTCCAAAAGCGCAGCCGCATCGGAAATACGGCCAGTACGCACGAGGCGCTGCGATGCCCTCTTTACTTCGGTCGAACCCGTCGAGACTTGAGTACCCTTAGAACCAGGCTTCACAATACGCGCCACTTTCTTAGTTGCGGGCGTCTTTGATTCGGCCACAGTCTTCGAACCCTTATCAAACAGCATGGCTTTACGCAGAATGGCGATGTGCGATGCTTGCTGGAGGGAATTAACTTCCTGTTCCGACAAGCCCTGCGACACGGCCCAGTTACGAAGATCGTTGACTTCCCGAACTAAAGTTTCCTGGTTCTTCCACTCAGGGATAACTTCAGGCAACTTAGCACGTTCGGCCTCGATAAACGCTGCCATAGCACGCTGCTGTTCCTTGGCATTTTCCTGCTGGAGACGCTGCTGCTCCGCCTCGATGGCCTTGAGCTTCTGCGTTTGTTCCTCGCGGGACTTTCGCCAATGACGTTCCAACCGCGCTGCCTCAATGGGGTCCTCTTCATAGAGGTTGTCCCAATCAGGCTCCGCAGCAGCCGCTTGCTCTAGCTGCATACGCAGCGCGGGAAGAAGCTGCTCGTATTGAGCGCGTTCGTGGCGGATCGATTCCACTTCGGCCTGAAGCGTTTTACGCTCGTTGGCCAAAGCGGTTACTTTCCGCGTATAGTCTGCCGTCCTAGAATAACCGTTCCGAAGTTCGGCCAGGGTGACTTCTACTTCCTCACCATCAACTTTAACCTTGAGGGTCAGGTCTTCTGGAAGTTCCTGCGTAGCTTCTTCGTTGCTATCTTCGTCTTGCAGTTCTGAGTCTTCAGCTTCGAGTTCGTCTTCAGTCTGCCCGTCGGCTTCGACTTCTTCGTACTCTTCTACTTCCGTCTCATCACCCGTTTCCGGGTCTAGCGCCTCAGTCTCTTGGTTATCCTCTTCAGGGCCGAGAAGTTTACTGATGGCAAGAGTTGCTTCGTGAAGTCCGATCCCGGTATCGGGGTTGCCGTCCTCAGTGGCCATATATCACCTTTTGGCTGCGATGTTAACTCCTCGATGCAATGTTACCATCATCGAGGATTGCCCGAAGTCGAGCTTTCAAAC